GTTACATCATCGGTAGTTCCGACTGATTGACCAATCGCAACCGAACCATCGGTGATTGTGACACCAGTTCCACCAGAGAAATGCGCTCTTGTTTCAGATGCACTTGGGCCAGTGTATGTGATTACACCCGTACTAGAATTATAAGATGCAGAACCATCTCCACCCGCATCGGTAACGGAGAACATTGCTCGTATCTCAGCAGAAGTGTGTTGATCTGATTCTGTTAAAGAGAATTCTCCTGTACCACTATTATAGGACAGGTCTCCGCCAGCACTAAACATTGCTCTGATTTGTGCGGAAGTGTGTTGTGCAGAATCAGTAAATGAGAATACACCCGTACTAGAATCGTAAGATAAGTCACCCGCAGCAGAGAGTTTACCTCTCACAGCTGAGTCTGTAACTCCCGCATCAGCAACATTAATACTGAAGACACCAGTCGCTGGATTGTAGTTTAGATCACCACCCGCACTAACAGCATTCTTCGCATCACTATCGGCACGAGCAGTTGTATAGTAAAGGTTAACACCCTCACTCAGATAAGAAGTCGATCTACTTTCAAGACGAATATCAAAGTCAGAATCACTTCTTGCGGTAGTATAATAAAGATTATTCCCTTCTGAGATATTAGTGGTCGATTTGGTTGTCAGACGAATATCAAAGTCAGAATCACTTCTTGATGTTGTGTAATATAGGTTACTACCCTCACCAAGATCAGATGTTGTTTTGGTAGCAAGTCTAGTATCAAAATCTGTATTTGCTCTTGCAGTGGTATAATAAAGGTTTGACCCTTCATTAATATCTGAAGTGGTATTCAGTAGTGTTGTAAATGACAGATTACCGATACTCGCACTATCAGATGCAATATTAGTAATTGTACCATTAGTAATTGTACCATTAGTAATTGTGCCATTGGTGGTGGTAAGTGTTGTAATACCCGCACTGTCAATTTGTGTTTGTAATCTAGTTGAGAAGTCACTGTCAAAGTTTGCTTGAGAGTATATGTCCTCAACATCAACCGAAAACGCACCAGTAGTAGAGTTATAGGATAAGTCACCACCCGCAGAGAACATTGCTCTGATTTGTGCAGAAGTATGTTGTGCTGAGTCTGTGAAACTAAATTCACCTGTTCCCACATTATAACTCAAATCTCCGACAGCACTAAACAGACTTCTTATGGAAGCTGGGTCTCTATCAGAATCACTATATGAGAATTCACCAGTAGATGCATTATAACTTAGGTTACCACCCGCAGAGAACATTGCTCGTATCTGGGCAGAAGTGTGTTGTGCTGAGTCTGTGAAACTAAATTCACCAGTACTTGAGTTGTAGGATAGGTCACCACCAACACTGAATAAACTTCTAATCGATGCGGGGTCTCTATCGGAATCAGTATACGAGAATACACCAGTTGCAGCGTTATAGGATATATTACCTGAACCGCTAAACATTCCTTTGATATTTGAAGAATCAATATTGAATGTTCCGTCAGAATAAGATAGTCCTTTATTACCCGCAAACATTCCTTTGACATTTGCAGAGTCAACATCAAATACACCCGTAGATGAATTGTATACAAGACCCTTATCTCCAGAGACATATCCACGGATTGTTGATGTGGATGTTGTATCACCCAATGCAGAGTCAAATCTCGCACGAGTGTAATACAGGTTAGACCCTTCAGTCAAGTTAGTAGTTGTATATGGGTCAAGTGTTGCGGTGGTAACAAATGATGCACCATCAGCAGTTCCGATAGTAAGATTGCCATTGGATGAGTCGAATGAGAATGAGGACACACCCGCAACTGCGACTGAACCCGCACTATCAAGTTGACCTTGTGCATTTACCGTGAATACAGGAATCTGTGTTGCAGAACCATATGTTCCCGCAGTGACTCCAGTGTTCGTAATAGAAATTGTGTCTGTGGCAGAATCATAGGTAATACCTGTTCCACCATCAAGAGCTGCGCCCAAGTCAGAATCAAAGTTCGCCTTGGTGTAGACTTGTTCTACATCAAACGAGAATGTACCTGTCGAACTGTTATATGACAGGTCACCAGATGCAGCAAAGTATCCACGAATAGCGGCAATAGATGTCGCATCACCAATCGCAGAATCAAATCTCCCACGAGTATAATAGAGATTACCACCTTCATTGATATCACTTGTTGTGTTGGTAAGGTGGTTAAATGTTAGTGTCTGAATAGCAGCACTATCGAATGTCGCATCTGTACCAATCGTAGTAGTTGGATTCAGATTATCAATGTTCGCAGTAGTAATACCCGCAGTAACAATAGATGCATTGTTAGATGTCAGATTGTAAACTTGTTGAAGTGTGGTAGTGTCCGAATCAAGAAGTCTGTGCCAGTCACCCGCATGAGCATAGTATCCACGACCAGTGTTGTGTACATGGGCATACATACCGTGATACTGAGATGCAGACGGAAGAGACGCTTCTGAATCATAAACATTACCATACAGAATCTTACCAGTGGTCTCAAGGTTTTTGTCATCCAATGTCCAGTGACCAGCGATTTCTGACCATAGGAAAGATACATTTGCAAGGTCACCACGTTCAATCTCAATACCAGCGTCTTGGTTTGGTGTTCCTGTTGCATTAGAGTTGAGGACAATAGTGTTGTCTGCAAGATTGATAGTTTCGGTATTGACAGTTGTCTGTGTTCCTGATACAGTAAGGTTACCGTCAAGAACAGTGTTACCCGTAACTCTCAGTTCACCAATATTCGCACTATCAACAGTCGCTTGGCTTCCCGTTAAAATTACATTAGCAAGGTTGGTGATACTCGCACTGTCAAAACTCGCTTGATTTCCAATCAGTTGCGTGTTCGCAAGGTTTGTGATGGTTGCACTATCGACAGTCGCACCATTGACCACAGTCACACCTTGGTGGAAAGTCTCGGTGATGTCAGTTCGTGCGACATCTGAATCATTGAATATAAGTCCACCTTCTTCACTATCAAATGTCAAGATGTTGGGATTGTTACCAACAAAATGAATCTCAAGTGAGGACTTAGTCGAGGCGCTATCGATAACAACAAACTTACCATCACTATCTTTTAATTGAAGACTTCCGAGGTTGATTGTTGAACCAGCGAGATGCAAGTCCTTCCATTTCTTTGTTGGACTACCGAGGTCATATGCTTCATTTGAGTCGGGAACGAGATTACCAGTAAACTGATCACCCGTGAAAGTAAAGGTAAAACTAGTTGTTGAACTATCATAAGCAACACCCAAATTACTAGAACCACTAAGTTTTGTCGGTTCGTAATTCCCACTAGATGTTCTATACGAAAGGATAGTACCATCAGATTCCGTACCAACTGAAGTATCTACGCCTCCTAGATTGTCGATGGAGAAAGCACCAGACGAGATTCTTTTTATTGGTGTCCCGACAATAATCTTTTTTAGGATGATTTTATCAACGGCCATTATTGTTCCCTTATTTTGTCACTGAAGGTGAGACTTCAATTTGTCCTTCAAGGACTCTTTGGATTATTGTGTTGGAATCACTATCCACATAGGATAGTTCGACATCGTAGACATAACGACCACGAGTCTTTAATGAATCGGTTTGGGTATTAGTTAAAGACAGACTAATTACTCCGTCTTCTGGAGGAGACATTACATTGGCACTGAAACTTAATGTATCGGGATCGCCCGCAGAATCAGTATAACTTCTTTTCATTCTTGCGGCAATTTGTCTGCCAGTTAGATCGTATGCACTACCACTATCATGTGCAAGGTGGAGTTCGATTGCAACATCTGCCCCTTGGTTGATAATGATATCTTCGTAATTTGGTGCTGCCATTTAGAATTACCCATATAAAAACATTTCTTATGTTGTTATTTATAAGGATTCTGAGTCTAACAAACTAGTAATCTGACATTATTTCTTCGATGATTTCGTCTTGCAGACCCATAGACATATCAGTGCGGTCAAACATATATGAGACGGTGATTCTCCAACAGTCTGTTTCGGCTGCATGATAGACACGATTATACCAAGGTTCACCATAAGCACCAAAGTATCCTGCCTTACATTGCCATCCTTGAACATCTTGCATAACAACTTCATTGCCAGTATGACCATCAATGTACTTGAAACATCCATCACCTGTCTCTGACCAAGTGAAGATTAGATTGTATGCAGATGCGTTTGCATTATTATGCCATGAGATGAATCCATCGGGTGGATACATCTGTGTCAATGCATTGTTTCGTGTGCATAGAATTTGACAAAGTTGTGCATTATATTCAGCGTATCTTTCAATCAGGTTTGCCGCTTCTTGATTTTTTCCTGATCTGGGTTCTAATCGGTCTCCTTTCAATGAATAAGAACGAACATAATCTGGATACCCCTCATGGTCTAAATCCATTGCAACAATTTCATCACGGTATAGATCACTCATCCATCTTTGTCTATCAGAAGTTTCACCGTTTAGTCGCAAAGTATTTGCGACAACATCCTTGTTATCATAATACCACAAGAAATTGTTGAGTGCTTCTAATAATTCTTTATTGTTTATGGGAATGTTCTTCATACTATAAGTTTGTCTTTCGTCAAAGACCCAGAATAATGTCTAAGAATAGGTGGTTTACCTTCGATTGATTTCAAACATTCGTATTGATATTGTGTGAAATAGTTCCAACGAATATCGTCATGGAAGAAACCGATCTTCAAGTCTTTGTACTTATCCATCTTCTCTGTCATATACCACAGAGTTGTTTGGTCAAAGTGTTTTAGGTCTTTATCAAATTGTTCCTTTTCAAAACCAGTTGGTTGCCACATATTGTTATATTGTTTATTGAATAGTTCAAACCATTCTTCCATAAACTCACGAACCAATGGGTTGCCACTTCTATAGAGACAGACTCCACCACATAAAGTAAACTGTTCTGTACGACCCTCGTATTTGAACTCACGAATCGCATAATACTTGGAGCGTTCTGGTGTCAGTTCATGAAACACCAAATCACGGTCACCAAGTTCGTCCCAGACTTTCATGATGTCTTCGTGTTCACAATCCATATCAGCATCAACATACATGGTAACATCATAAGGAGATTGCGACATACCCCACAGTTTTGCACGATAGTGATTATCACAGAAAATAATCTGGTCAGCTTCGTCAGCACGATCATCAACGAATCGTTCTTCGGTTACCAAACAGATTTTTGCTTCTGGATAGAAGTCTTTGATTGACTCTATTAAGTTAACTGCATATGTATAGAAGTTTTGATTTCTTGATGCTACTATTACAAAACCTTTACTTGGTGTTGTCATCTTCAAGGGCATCCTTCACAATCATCATAGCATATAGATTCACTTCTGGAATCGACTTAGAGCGTCTCAGTTTAGATTTCAACAGACGGTTTTTAGATTCTTTGATTTCTGGAATCTCAAAAGTTTCGAGTTTGTACTCAAAGAGTTGTTCTAATTTCTTGGCACGTTCGTGTTCAAGTTTCTTTTGTTTCTCAAGTTCAGCCTCCGCCTGTTTCTTTTCCAGACGCTTCTTACTTGATGCATCAATCACATCTTCTCCAAGAAATGCAATCACTTCTTGGAACATTTCATTCTCTGAACCATCTTCATTGAGTTTATTTAATTTATGAACTTGACGAATCTGACGATTTTCGATTTCTTCTTCACTAATGCAATTCAATAATTCTTTCTTGGGAGTTTCCCAGAACGCATTATCTAACCATTTTCTTGCCATTGCAAATCTCCTAAATGTTTAAATTATATATATCAAAATTATGCGGTTCTTTGATATAAAGTATATGTTGTGATTATAGATGTTCCCGAATCAATTGTTGTACCTACATAGTTGCCCACATAGTTACCACCATAGTTACCCACATAGTTACCTACGAAGTTGCCGATATAGTTACCTGTAAAGTCTCCAACAAAGTTACCTGTGAAGTTGCCCACATAGTTACCTGTAAAGTCTCCAACAAAGTTCCCACCGAAATCACCAGTAAAAGTTGTCGTTGAGGTTCTTGTTCTACTGTAGTTACTTGAACGAAATACTGTACTCGTTCTAGTAAATACCGCAAGAGAATTTCTGGTAGAGTCTCTTGTAAAGGTTTGGTTAAAATTACTGTCTCGTGTTCTCTGATAATTCGCACTGTATATTGATGTTCTTGTTCTAGAATAATCGGCTGAGTATGTTGAAACACGAGTCCGTGAATAATCGGCAGTGAAACTTCTGTTGTAGTTACCAAGATACTGACCAGAGAAGTCACCCGTATAGTTTACGACATTATTTCTGGTATAGTCTGCGCTGTAATTACGAGAATAGTTACCAACATAATTACCCACAAAGTCGCCTGCATAGGTAGTAGCACGATTGCGTGTATAGTCTGCGCTGTAATTACGAGAATAGTTACCAGTGTAATCACCAAGAAAGTTACCAGTGTAATTAGTCGCTCTGGTTCTTTGGTAATTGGCGCTGTAATTACGACCATAGTTACCAGTGTAATCACCAGTGAAGTTGCCAGTGTAATTACCCGCAAAGTCGCCAAGATAGTTACTACTGCGATATCTTATGTAATCACCTTGGAAGTTACCAGTGTAATTACCCGAAAAGTCGCCAAGATAGTTTACTAGACGATTTCTTATATATGCTCTTGCATAATTCCCTTGGTAATTCCCTGCACGATTTCGTGTAAAATCGAATTCTCCGTAAATATTGTTGTTAACATAGTTACCAACGAAAGTTACTCCACGATTACGAATAAACGCACGAGCATAGTTGCCCTGATAATAACGTCCATAGTTTGTGTTACGGTCTCTGGTATATGTAGTAGCACGAGTTCTACTATAATTACCAGTGAAAGACCGAGCGTAATTTGTATTTCTGTCTCTGTTATATGCGGTTGCTCTGGTTCTTTGGTAGTTGGCACTAAAGTTACGAGAATAGTTACCAGTGTAATCACCAAGAAAGTTACCAGTGTAATTAGTCGCTCTGGTTCTTTGGTAGTTGGCACTAAAGGCACGACCATAGTTGCCCACATAGTTACCAGTAAAATCACCAACAAAATTTGTTATACGAGTGCGTGTATAGTCTGCACTAAAGGCACGACCATAGTTGCCCACATAATTGCCCGTGAAATCGCCTGCATATGTGGTTACCCTTGTTCTGGAATACTCAGCCGAATATGCACGAGCATAATTACCCGCATAGTTACCTATGAAGTTTCTGGAATAGTTACCAGTATATTCGCCCGCAAAGTTTCTTGAGTAGTTACCAGTGTAATCACCAAGAAAACTTGCGACAAAATCACCCACATAGTCGGCTATGTAATTACCAGCGAAGAACCTAGTATAATCACCAGTATAATTTTGAGCGAAGCTCCTTGAATAGTTACCAACATAATCGGTATTTCTTGAGAATGTGTTGGTACTGGTTCTGGTCGAATCTACTGTATTATTTCTTGTGAATGTATTAGTACTGTCTCTGGTAGAATCTGCTGTACTATTTCTTGTGTAATCTGTTGCTCTAGTTCTTGTATAATCTGTTACTCTAGTTCTTGTATAATCCGCAGAATAATCGGTGTTTGTTAGATCGTATCTGGTATCTGTTGCAATTCCTCTTGCAGTCCATGTCCCCGTATCTGTTGGAGCGCCTTGGACATTACTTCTTAATTGGTATGTTCCTATACCCGCAGAACCATTCATTGCACGAGACTGGACTCTTGAACCAAAGGTGGAACGTATCTCCGCATCGGTCATCTCTTGGAGACCTTGGAAAGAACCAGTCAATCCTGAAGACCGTTTGATTGCAACAGGTCTTACTGCTGTTGGTGAAGTCATGGAAGACTTGACATAAAGATTGTATGCCGTTCCAGCAGTATTTGTTCGAAGTCTATCTTCAAACACATTCGATTTATATGTTGAGTATGTTCCGTCTGGTGCAGACGAACCCAATTTAAACACGCCTGGATATTCTGATACTGCAATACGAGATAGGAGCCTATCTGAAAGAGTGTCTACCTCTCCCGAATCAAGTTCATGAATTTCTGCTGTTCCGCCATTGTCGGTGAATTCAATAGGATATCTAAAAGTAGATGCAATAGGAGCGACACCCTCTTTTTGATACAAAGAGGTTGTTGTTTGTGTAACAGGAACATTACCATTAGAGAACCCGTGAGTGCCGGGCCCATCACCAAAGTTAGTATCTGTGTATGTACCAATTGAAGTACTACCAGAACTTGAGGCAGTAAGGGCATACACATCACTAGAATCCAACCCAGCAAGATGCAACCCTGCCTGATATGCAAGATAGTTCTCTTCTGTGGTTGTTATCTCTTTAAGGTCACCATTAGTGCCTTCGAGTTTTAGTGCAGTAGTTCCCATAACACCTCTATTTATGCAGTTCTAACATAGAGAGTATAAGTCTCAATATTTGTATTTCCAGACCCTATTGTTTCGCCTGCGTAGTCTCCAGAGAAGTTTCTTGAGTAGTTACCAGTAAAGTGTCGTGCATAATCACCTGTAAAGTTACCCACAAAGTTTCGAGAGTAATCACCTACAAAAGTGTTTGTGAAGTTGCGAGCATAGTTACCAATAAACTCGCCAGCAAAATCCCTTGAGAAGGCATCTTCACCAAGATAGTTGGAACTACGAGTGGACACGAAATTTCTAGAATAATCACCGATGAACTGTCTTGTATAGTTACCAGTGTAATCACCTAAGAAGTTACCCAAGAAGTCGCCAGTGTAATTACCTAAGAAGTTACCCAAGAAGTTACCTAAGAAGTCACCAGTATAATTTGATTGACGAGTTGGTTGTCTGGTTCTAAAAAAATCACGAGAATAATTGGTGGTTCTAGTGACTCGAGCGAAATTCTTTTCTACATCACCCGTATAGTCTCCAATAAATTCAAAGGCACCATATAAAGCATCTTCGAAAGGCCTTGTTCTAAGGTAATCTCTGGAATAAGTACCAGTATAATTACGACTAAAGTTACCAAGATAATTTCTAGCATAATTACCTAGATAATCTCCAAGAAATCCACGACTATAGTTTGTCTCTCTGTTTGCTTCACGAATATAAATATTGTCATCTACAGTATATGCAATACGAGTAGCTGTTCTATCCGTAATACGATCCCTTAAATACTCACGAGAATAGTTACCCAGATAATTTCTGGAATAATCACCAGTATAATCCCTTGCGTAATTCACACCATCACTAGCGGCTGTCAAACGGTCACGTATGAAATTGCCAAGATAGTTTCCTTGGTAGTTACCCGTGTAAATATCAGTGCGAGAATAGTTACCAGTGAAACTCTCAGAAACATTTCTACTAAACTCATGTACATTAGTACTTGATCTGGAATAATCACCTACGAAGTTACCACCCCTGAGTCCCGCAGAGTTTCTTGTATATGTACCAAGATACTCATGAGCTCTTGAGTAACCTTGTACGGTGTAAACTATTGTGTTTCGAGTATACGAATCAACATTAACATCACCTCTCGTGAAGTCATCGATACGAGTATTGGTATAGTTACCTACGAAGTTACCAACAAAACCAGTCACAGTATACAAACTCGTTCTGGTTTTACTATATGTTGCAGTGTAATCTCTTGAGAAATTTGTAAGAGATGTCCTTGCGTAAATACTACTTCTTGTTCTAGCATATTCGCCAGCATAGGTAGATGTTCTCAACCTAGTGTATGTCGATGCTCTACTTCTGGTATAGTTTGCATCAACGATTGCTTGACGGGTATCAGTTACAGTTCCTTTCGAAGTCCATGTGCCAGATAAACCATTGTTAGTTGGTGTGCCTGCGGCAGAACTGTATATTCTATAGTTACCAATGTCTGTGGTATCAGACGATATCTTGTTTTGTAAACGAGTACCAATAGAATACTTTACTTGGTCATCGGTCATCAACTGAAGACCTTGATATGTACCCGTATCACCACCAGAGCGTTTGATTGAGAATGGCAACACCTTGGTCGGTGCAGTCATAGATGTTCTTCTGTACAGGTTATACGATATATTTGTGCCGTCTGTACGAGTATCAGTTGTCAAAGTCTTGACAGAAGTATAACCACCAGCGGGAGTTGATGTTGCAAGTTTGTATGAGCCTGGATAGTCAGATGTGAAGATACGAGAACCGACTCTAGTAAGTAATGAGTCCATATCAGAGTCATTCATCTCACGAATAACTCTTTGACCGTCACTGTCTCTCTGCATTACAGGAAGACGATTGTTCGCCCCAGATGGAGTAATCGTTCCTCGTGTTTGTCTGAGTGGAGTTGTTACAGTGGTAAAGGTAAGAGTTGCTTGGTCACCACCTGTTCCTATTGCGGAATCGTATGAGGTATCAACAACAAGACCAACAAGGTTCTCAGTTCCATGAGTGCTTAACGCAAGAGAACCCACATCCGAACTGTCTTGGGATGCGAGGTGTAATCCTGCCTGATATGCAAGATAGTTCTCTTCCGTAGAGGAGAAGACTTGCAATTCAGTTGGTGCAGCACTGTCTTTTAACTTCAATGGAACAGTCATGTTCGCACTTTCTCCGAATTAATTTAGTTGTGTTCCATTCTCATCGTATATAAGTGGAATGTCTGCCCTCAATGCATTAAGTGCTGCAACGAAATTATCTCTTTCTGCACCCACAAACCCATCAGAGTCAAGTAAATTCAAACTTCCCAATCTACTATTTACAGTAGTCTGGTCTGCATCAAGCAATGCAATATCATCGGCAAGTGAATTCGCTACTCTTACAAGATTGAGTCGGTTACCAATTGTTCCGTCATCATTTAAATCATCAAGGTCACCAATTGCACTGTCTAATCTATATAGACCAAGACCAATGTTGTTATTCGCAAGGTTACCATTGAGACCATCAGAGTCGATATCCTTACCGATAGTGGTGTGTACTTCATTGATTGCACCACGCAATGTCGTGGCAGATGTATTCAGAGCGGCAGCGCCAATCTCTGTATCGTGTTCGTTAATTGCGCCCGCAAGTGTTGTTGCAGTAGTAGTAAGTGTTTCACTACCAATCTCTGCATCCAACTCATTGATAGCGTCCATCGCTGAGTTTGCAGTTGTTGTTAATGCTTGGTCTGGTTCAACCTTTGAGTTGAGGAAATCAATCTCTTGTTCTAATTCAAAGATTGCACCTGATACAGTTGATGCGGTAGTACCCATTGCACCCGCAGTAATTGTACCCAACTCTGCATCAAGTTCGTTAATCGAAGAAACAACTGTTGAAGCCGATGTTGTTAATACAGAAGCAGAATCCCCAATCATCTCATTGATGGCATTGATGTGTCCAGTGACAGTCGATGCTCCACTGACCTCACTCCCCATTGCAGAGTCACCAAGTTCCGCATCAAGTTCATTCACTGCATCTGATAATGTAGTTGCAGTAGTAGTTAATGCTTGGGCAGGTTCGACCTTTGTATTAAGTGTGTCAATCTCGACTTCAAGTTCAGAAATGGCAGCACCAACTGTTGATGCAGTTGTACCCATTGCATTTGAAGTGATTGTTCCGAGTTCTGCATCCAGTTCGTTAATTGCAGCGACAAGATTCTTTGCAACGGTTGTTAGATTGGTATGAGGTCTCGCACCTACATCACTATCAAGTTCGTTGATTGCAGCAGTAAGATTCTTTGCAATGGTTGTCAGAGTAGTGTGTGGACGAGCACCAATGTCACTATCAAGTTCATTGATACCAGATATAACATCATTTGCGATAGTTGTCAAGTCTGTGGAAGCAGCACCCCCACCAGCACCGTGTAAGTCTACATCAAGTTCTACTAATGCAGATACGATGTTGTTTGCGGTAATACCCGCTTGTGATAAATCAGTTGCAACTAGGTCATTAGAAGTACCACGAATGGCAAGTTCCAGTTCGTTAATCGCTGCAACGGCACTAGAATCTTCGTTTGTATTTAATCGACCAGTTGCACCCAAGTCTAAAGACACTGTATTGGTATTGGTTACCAATGTAGTGAAAGTATCATTGATAGTTGTAATTGTCGGTTTGCTTGTTGCCATTACAGTTTCTCTACTAGTTTATTGAGGAGTTCTTTTAATTCACTGACTTCATGTTTTAGTTCTTCAAACTCTCTGTCCTTGTTCTTTCTTTGACTCTTTGCCAATCGTGCTTTCTTAATCTCATCTTTATTTATATTAATTATCGCACCCGAATTTGGGTCTCTTGCGAGACCCGAATTACCGTCAACTGCAATATACTGTTTCATTATACTGCCAATGCGATTGCCCTAAAGTCCTTGAATACAGGGACTCTAGCGGAGTTATTGGAACGCATTACAATCTTAAATTGGTATTGAGTGAATGGGTCAACATCACCACCGTCACCACCAATTAAGAATCGATAGTCACGGAAGTTGTTTACATCTGGTGCAATAGTCTGTTCTGCTGATTGTAGTGTCCAGTCCACATCAAAGATGTTCACACCATCGTTTGCGGTTCTGAAGTACAAGTCGAATTCTGTACCAGAAGGTCTTAGTGCAGATAGGATTACTTTTAGACCCACAGCATCTTCTTCCAAGTTTGCAACACTTGTAATATGTTTCGCAAGAGAAGAACCACCAAACGCAAGTGTTTCTGCGGCATATGATAATGGTACATTAAATCCAGATGCCGCACCAGCAGCCTGATTATCAATCAAGTTAGTTGATGTCGATACAGAGACTCTCTGCGTATCAATCAATGGGGAAACATCTCCACGAATTGTACTCATGTCAACTTTGTATGATAATGATTTAACTCCAGAACCCAGTTCCGCAGTTTCGTTTGCAGTCTTGGCAATGAGTCTTGGAGCATTAAAGTAGTTCTCATCATTCACCACAACTTCAGAAGACCAACTTGCATCTTTCTGATATCTGACCTGTTGACCAGTAACAGCAGCAAGTGATTTACCCGTAGTCAGTTTGGTCTGGAATGTGAGTGATGTGTCATCTGGTTGTAATGTGGTAAAGTTTGGTGTGATAGTATCAAACTGAACTTGTCTATCCGCAACAACATCATCACCACCGAATCTACCAGACGATGTCGCAGCAGCGGCCGCCTCAAATGTTAGACCGAATCCATCGACTGCGGTAACAGTTCTTGTACCATTAATCTGACTTCCCAGAACACCATTGTAGGATGTACCATCAACCAGACCAGAGATTTCGATTGTGTCACTCACATCATAACCATGATTCGGGAACAACATGGTAACTGTTGCATCACCACTAGTCATGAAGAATGGGTTTCCATCAACAGCATCCTCTTCAACAGGAGCATTCTCAAATATCGCATAACCACCCGCAGTACTAAACTCTGCTTGGAAGATTTTGAATGCGAGGTCTTTTGTTTGGTCTGGCTCCCAAGTCTTACCATTCTGAGACTTAAAGAGTGAACCCATAGACGGTTGACGAGCGATTCTTTTCTCGGTTGAACCAAGTTCGAATGCATATGTCTCTGCGACATACGCTTCGTAGTCAACAGATTCCGCAAGAAGTACAATACAGTAATCTGTATCGGGATTCAAGAAGATTGGTTCATCGAACTCAAAGGTTGTTGGTGTCGCAATAACAGATGCCTGAGTCTGTGAGGACGGAAGGTTTACCGAACTTGGACTCAAGAACTTACTTGCGTTACCGATAATCTCAGTTGCAGACGGAATACCATTAACCATAGGACGAATCTGTAGTTCAACAGGAACAGTAGAATCCTTGGTTTTAAAGTAAGTCTGAACCTTAGTTACAAACATACCTGAAGGTTTATTCACAGTAAATGATTGTGCAAGTGGATCACGGTTTCGTACTCTTGTAGTCTCTGTCCATCTACGAGTTCTGGTTTGAGTGATACGAGTAGATGTAATAGTCTTCTGTCTAGTATCCAAAGTACCCTGTGCAGTATAGTTCAATGATGTACGAGACAATGCAGCCGCATCGTCATTCACACTAATATCAAGTAGTTTGAATTCACGAGTACCCGCACGGAAACGATTGGTCGGACTAGATGGAATGAAGAATGAACCCTCAATCTCACCATGAGTATTAGATATCAACTCACTTGAACCCTGTGGGTGTGCAGTTGACAATCTGTATCGGTTACCATAATAGTTCGATGAACCACGAGTAACAGAGTGTCTTTGGAATGTTTCTTCTCTACAGAAATCACTTACTGACTTACCATCAAAGAATGGGAAGTACTTGGTGTTGGGTTTCAGACCTTCTGCTTTAAAGAATACTTTTCGTGAACGAATGAATGGTAGGAATGTTAAGGATACCGTTCTGTCACCAACTTGTTTACGAACAGTCCTAGAACCAACAACAACTGTCTGGTTAAAGGAACGAGTCGTTACACGGAAGTTACCTTCTTGTCTACCTGTAACATTGGTCTGGTTAATACCATTAGAACTTCTTTGAGTATTGATACCATTCCAGTTCCATTGTCCAGCTCCTCTCCATCCACCAAAGAGATTAAAACCACCAAAGATACCAAAACCAAAGATTGGAATGAATGGTGAAGCTGCTTGCCATGTCCAACGATTTCTTAGACCCGAAAATCCTCTTGCGGTTGCAGTACCAGCAGCAAGAGCACCTTCGTTAAGGTCTGGAAGTTGTTCCTTCGCAGTCTTGTTGATTACATTTGCGGGTTTGTATTTTGTCTGTTGCCATTCGTCAGATGCGGGTGATAGAGTAAGAGTACCCTCACCAGTGATAACTGCGAATGGATTTACATTCTCTGTACCAGAAACTAGGGGTTGACTAATTGCAACTTTATCTGTATAATTAAGGTATACAGTATCACCCTTCAGAATAGTGTTGGATGATTTTGCACTGTCATATACAAGAGCAACATTATCTTCAAATGTTGCGGGTGCAAGAATATTCTTTGATGGATCAATAGCTGCACGATATTCGGGATTCTCTGCATCCGTGAAACTTCTGTCTGCAAAGTTATCTACAAAGAAACCAGACTTGGTTCTAGAGTTACCCGCAGAGTCAAGTACTAGAAGTGAAGATGTATCGACTTCAAGAAGACTTAAAGAAGTGACTTCTTCTAATTTATCGATTCTAGTCTCCAGTTCGGAGATGTCTTTCATTGTGAATCCCTTCGCCTTGATGGGAGTTACAACGACATCTGAATCATTTAGACCATATGCATTATGTTCTAATTCAAAGAGTGCTAGTGTATTTGATGGTGTAGCGGGAATCTGTGAAGAGAATCCTGCCTCACCTTGAATTGTTTTAATCTCACCCTGTGTACTTACAACAATCTTATCTGCACGAGGAACATAGTATTCTACATCACCTTGGAAGATATCACCATTAGTAGGTATTTCGTTGATTGCACCACCAGTACCAGTAAACAATCCATTACTACCAACCGATGAACGGAAGTCAATAACATCACGCAAGTTTACTGAACTACGAGGCCCAGCTTGATATGAATGAATGTCTTCATATTCTACCTGACCAGTATATGAGTTTACAGAGAAGTAATCACCCGTACCGTGAGTAAAGTGTTGGAATTTACAGTAGACATTACCGCCTGGGGCCGATGCACCACCCTCAAGAACTAGGCGACCATTGTCATAGAAACCTGCTCGTTGACCATTGTCAACAGTAAAGAGGTGAGAAATATCTGCACCACTAGAGTTTGTTTCTTTTATCTCAGAGACACTATAGATGTCTGATTTTCCGAGGTCAATATATTGTTGACCAGTGATTGAGTCTGTTGAAATCGTAGTGGTTTGAGTAGTTTCGACCAATGTCTTCTGTCTAACAGAAGGTTGTGCCTTATTGACCTTTGCATATATGGTAACTGCTTGACCACTAGGAAGACTACTGATAGTCACCGACTGTGTGCCAGCACCACTAGTACCAAAACCTGTTACAACCGCACCAGTGTCATCTCGTGTGATAATCCACTGTGAAGTGTTTACCAATGTCTCACCAGTTGCGGTAACAGTGATTGTTAAGTTAGTACCAGTAGCTGTTCCTGTGAATATTCTTTGAACTTCAAAGTCAACATCACTGACCGTTCTTGGTCTTGGATTAGGGAGAGGATATACCAAGTTAACCTTGGTCGATTCTTTGATAACTGCTTTGCTACTTTCAAGAACTGGGTTGGCATACTTAGTTGAACTTGTTCCCAAAGATTTAACATTACGCAGTGATTGTCCACTGTTCATCTTGATATCAAACAAATAGACACGATGGTTTGCACCATCTTCTTCTACATAACGAACTCTTGCAGTACCGATAGTTGAACCACCATAGTCTACCGCACTACGCAAATTGAGTGTTTCGAATTCGGATACATTTAGGTTACCCTCTAAAGTACCACAAACAAAGTATTGACCATAGGTAACACCTACAACTTCATTGGCTGTAGTTGATGTAGTTCTTGGTTTTGGAATAGTAAGAGGTGTCGCTTTTTCTGTTGCACCACGATAACCGTTGATGTATGCAACACCGTCTGATACAGATGCAATCAGATTTGTTCCTGAGTCACTGAAGTCTACAGTAAAGTCTTTTGCAATATAGTCACCAGATTCTTCACTCGTTCTTTGTGCAAGAAGTGTATTGGGGGCGTTATATGCATCCGCACCTGTTACTTGGTCAACGATATTACCGTCTACAACATCACAGTAGTAAACAAAGTTTTCGTCCGAATCAATTAAGTCTGCGGTTGTTAGGGTTAAGGTGATACGATATCTGTCAGCTCCAGGCGAGGACAGGTTTGGAGTCGCACCTTGGTTATCATACAACTCTTGTGTATCTGCAACAGTAACAATATCTTCTGTTGATTTAAAACCAATAGTTGCAGTCGGGAATCTTGTGTACTTAGATAGAATGAGTGACTGAGGTGCAACGAATACAAAGTGACCACGAGTAAAGAAGTCACCAGCACCATTCGCAATTTTACAACCTTGACCAACAGCAGGATTTGCGACTGTGTTGACTGATTGTACAGTAAGTGTATCACTTCCGTTTGAGATATCTTCGCCCGAACTCATACGGATTGGATTCTCACCAGAAACACCACCAGATGTATTGGTGTACTGGACATAAAGTGTTGCGGGATCAGAACCTTCTGCCTCAACAACCTCAAGTACTCTTGCCTTTACACCAGATGTCTGTCCAGTAAATTCTGTTCCAACCAATGTGGATGTGTCAGAAGGTAGTACATTGGTTGTCGTGTTTAATTTAATAAACTCGTAATCACTAGTGATTGTTGGGCCGCCTGGATTTACAGATGCACCTTCAAGGAAGATGTTTCGACCAAACCGAGCAATCTCTTCTTGGATAATGGTCTGCATCTGAGTAAGTTCACGAGCCTGCAATGCACGACCACTGTTAAACAGAATGCGGTGATAATTATCACTATCCTTGAAATCATCCTTGTAGGAAGAAGAGAATACGTTAGATGTAAATGTCTTTGGCATTTTTTATACCTTAAATTTGGATTACGATTTTAATATCTTCAGTCTGTTCAGCACTTCGTGTGACTGCACCACGGTTATCAATATATAGTACTTCACCAGACATAGTATCAACTTCGGGATTAACATATGGAGCGAAGGTAGCATTCAAAGTACCAGCACCATTTCCGTCAGTTTCAGTAATACTTTCTCCAGAATCAAAGTTACCAAATCCTGTCGCTTCTGTCTGGTGATACCAAACATTCGAAGAATCTACTTTATCGATAAGTGCCTTAACACCAGATGTTCCACCGAGAATAGTATTGTCTGCGGTAAACTCTGAAGTGACACTAGAGAAAACTAATTTTTTCAATGCAAGACCAGTAGACTCAGTGAAGTCTGCCGTGCCCGCACTATCTTTTAGATTCTTTATAAGACCAACTTGACGGAAATCATTACCGATAATGAAGTCATCGCCTTCAACACCTTCGGGTTTTGCGTTGAACATGATTGCGGTAGAACGAAGGTCATCTCTTGGGTCAGCACCAAGTCCTAATGGAGTACTCAAGATTGCACGAACAGCAGCGGGTTTTGTTGGTGAACCGCCAGTCAATATAACATCAGCAAAATTATATCCAGAACCCAATGTGTAGTTGCCAGAACTATCGATGAGTTCTACCTTAACTACCTGACCACCCGAAATAGTTGCAGCAGCTTTTGCCTTTGTTCCGTTACCTCTAACAGTCACGGTAGGTGTGGACGAATATCCAGAACCACCTGAATCCATTGCATAACCAATAATCTGACCTACAATTGCAGCGTCCTGTACTGCCTTCTGTTCGATTACCGCAGCAGGTGAATCCGAGTCAGTTGAAGTTACAAGTTCTACAGGAATATAGTTTGCAGAAACATATTTGTTGGCATCCAATGCACCGATAGAATATAAGAACTTCCAGATGTAACCATCCGCAGTATCAAACGGAGTACCTGTTGTATTACCTGTTGGTTGTACTGTGGATACTTGTGCTTGACCCGATGCGTTCTTACCTTGTTGGATACACATATAAACTTGGTTGTTGTCGTTCACGATGTAGTATGCTTGTGAAGGATAACCAACTACACCATCATCGTATGCAGAATAGATCGCACCTGATGACCAGTTGTAACGAGGAACAACAAAAGAATAATCATTAATGTTTTTTACAGACTGCAATCCAAGACGGAAGTTTCTTTCTTCTCTCATACTGTTTAAAACAGTCGGTGCGATATCAGAATCGTTCCAATCCTCAGATCGTCCGATTCCTATAAAGTAATTACTAGCCGAATCAGCGATATCAGTTTTGATTGATTCAATAACTTGTTTTTTAATTCTGTTAGTTACAATTGCCATTTCTCAATTATCCTGTTGTTGTGCCGTTATTGGACACGAAAAACCATTTACTCTTTGTGTCATTCCACACTAGTATACAACCATCTCCCTCATCGAAACTGACAAAACCACTACCAGAGTCAACACCAAAGATGTTTGATGAACCACCAGCCGGAGTAAGACGAGTTTCACCCGCACCCACATTGATGAATGTTTTTACTTCACCCTGAATAGCACCGTCTCCAATAGTCGGAGAAATCAAACTGCCTGCATTAAATACAGTTGATGGTTCTGTTAAATCTACCGCAACACTAGTTGCGACATCTGTTCCCTTTTCAAGAACAAGTTTGTTCACAATCTCCACACCACCAGTACCCTTTGCACCGAGTCTGAGACTGATATTAGTATCGTCACCATCTACATCGATTTCAGGGCCATTACCTGTTGCAGCGTTTGTAATAGTTGCAAAGTTAACTGCACTAGAAACATTCTTCAACTGAAGGTATTCATCACTCGCACTGTCGAGAATAAATGCACCACCATCAACACCACCAAAGGTAGGGTTAGTTACTTCCAAACCATTAATTGTTTTGTTATTAAGAGTCTGGGTTGCATTTGCAAAAACAAAAGTGTCGTGTGTAGTAAGTAGTGGAAGCGTGATATTACGATTCGCAGATAGGTTACTTACCACAAGATTGTATGAATGACTTAAATCAGCATCTTTGATAGACGGAGTGGTCAATGATGGACTCAGAATAGTCTTGTTGGTCAATGTCTGAGCACAAGAATCTAGAACCAGTGTTCCACCATCATTGGGAACATAGACAATATTATCCGCAGTAGGTTCTACCGCACACAATGTGGTTTCATAAATGTCTTCGGTTTGACCCTCAAACACCACACCAGATTCAGTCAGAGTTACACTGGACTGTGCGGAATCACCGCCAATTGCGGTGTAGAGTTCCTGAAAGTTCTCATTAATCTTTTGAGCAGCAGTCCGTAAGGTATCACCTGTACCGTCATTTGCTGTTGTTCCACGATTTAGATTTTGTCTTGCCATTGGTTAATCCGTCTGTTTTATCTATTTATAAGAGTTGACAATCAAAGTGTAAAACTTTTTAAGTATTGGTCTGAATCTGGACTGTACCAAATATGTTTCTCTTGGTCAATCGTTTCAAACTTAAAGTCATTGGATAAGTCCATACCGTTAGTCTGGAATTGATCCGAATCATCAAATGTTGGTGATGTTGCGGTTTGTGCTTCACGCAATGATGAGTATTGATTCTCAATTTTCTGTATTTCTTCTAGAGAGAATGTACTCATACCTGTAAGTTCTGCATTGATTCTACTCAACACACCATCTGAATCACTATATAGGTCATCCACTAGAGAAGTAATATCGGTAGTTGCTAGGTCACCAAATAGTCCAGTGTTCTCTATAACAATTGGTGGTACAGGTGCGGGGATGACTAATGGTGCAGTCATCGTATCTGTTACCTGAGATACAATCTGAACCTCACTACCAATAAACATCCCAGCAGGGTGAGTGAATAGTTTATAGGGTTCTCTCCACTCATTAAATGCAAGTTCTGACTTGACAAGGATAGCGAATGTCTGATATAATTTGTTATCAGTAATGAACTTCTGAGAGTTGAATCCAATCTGAGAATCGTCTTCTCCAACCTTAAATACATTTTCTTTGGTATAAATCACATCGGGGTCAATACCAAAGAAAGTTCTAAAGAACTGTTGAATAGAATACTTCGTACCCTTTGAACGATATAGTGTGTTGGAGTACTTTGCGGCCGCTCTCTTATCTGCAAATCCTTCAAAGTAGGATTGTCCCAAAAGAAGTTCGTCTTCGATATATGATAGAAGTTCTAGGTCTGTTTGTGTGATGTCTCGACTATAGAATAGTTCACTCACCAATCTTGCGGGAGCATCCTCAGTATCATCAAACTCATAGTAATGTTCTAACAGAGTAATGAGTTTGGGATACTCTTTGCCAAAAAAGTCAGGTAACACTTCCTTGATGCTTGTTTTAGGAAAGGCAATATCTCTTCGATTGATATCCCTCAGAGTATCATTGTGGTTTGTTGTCATTAGTTTGTAACCCCAGGCTCAACATCAACGATACGAGAGAACGAACGACCAGCGTCATGTTCAATAACATCTTGTCGGAACGGAGTTACCGCAGACTCATTAGCAGGTTTTGCAGATACCTTAATAAATCCATCTGCACCCAGAAGGTTATCAATTTGTAAACCTACAATAGAGACAGTGTCGCCACTATAAGAACCCACATTATCCACAATCACTTCACGGTCATCTTGGTTGAAGACTTCTAGTTTGTTGGTATTCAACTTGTTTCGAACAGTACAAGTCTTGTTCTTGTAAGTAAATGCGGTTGAAGTGATGATATAATTTACATCATCGGGGTCTGCCAGTTGGGCAGCATATCTCAATGTGTGGTCTTCAATCTTAGTCAGTGTTGGAGTGAATCGTCTTTGGATACGAACTTCCGCACGAGAAGATAAAATGGCAGGACTGACATCATCAATCAATGTTAATAGGTTAGATCGTCTGAATGATTGTTTGAACTTACCAGTATTGACAGTGAAGTAATCAGAAATAGTCTGATTCACATTGTCTTGGATAGTATTCCTAGAAAGTGTAGTCAGATTGGGATTGAACTGGAAGAACAATTCAGTTTCAACAAATGTCTTGACTGGGTCGGTAAATTCGATATTAAACGATGCAACTGATAGTTGATCCGCAAGGTCTAGGATAGACTGTTTGGTCGTTTCTTCGGTTGTCGCATCCACATCTGAATTAAACAGAATAGACATGAACACAGTACCAAACTTAGGTTCAAGTGCATCCTCACCACCAAAGGATTGAATGTCCTTGATGAGTGTGGAGAAGTTTTTCAATACCAAGGTAGAGTAGTCTACCGCAGTTACCATTCTATTCTGAGATGCATATTGGAATGGTGCAACTTGACGAATGGATTCGATGGATTCCTTCTCACCACCACCAACAGCATTTGAGACTGTGGTTACCGATACGGGGTAGTTTGTACCAACAACACTGACTCCAGTCTGTGGTTCAAATGTCTTTGCTGTATCTGAAGCTGCACCAGAAGATGCAAGATATGTGAGAGTAACCTTGTTACCCGCATCTGGTGCCATACCAAGAGTTGTACCATTACCAAATGATAATTCATAGAAACCATTGGGTGATTCTTTTAGAATGTATAATGTTGAAGCGGCACTGATTGTTGTCGCCTTCAGTAGATTTGTATATGATGAGAAAGAAGAAGATGTTGGTGTTTCATAAACACGAACTACCGCAGTGTCAATATCCATTGATGTATCGGGAATTATATAAACTGCATTGTCTTCTTTCCTTGTTACGAGGAATGTCTTTACCCTTTCAATTCCTTCGTATACTTTAATCTCTGTACTACCGCCTGCATCTTTAAATATATAAAGACCTTCACCGTTGTCAGATGCACTCAAGTCTTCCTGTGTTTGGAATACATATTCGGTCTCATCAACAGTCGCATTGAATTTGAATCCCGATTCTAATTGTAGGTTTGCGGGGCGACCACTTACTCCATTAAGATTGACAGACATATTGATAATTGCCTGAGAGGATGTCTTGGAGTCTGGAATATATCCAATACCTTCTGCAAGGGATACAATAGAACTACGCAATTGTGCAGTCCCAAGGAACGATTCGTTCAAGGCAAAATTAGCAGTCAATCCATTGTAGTGAGTGTTATATGCAAGAACATCCAAGATATTTGAGAGACCAGACGCCTCAAAGTTATAGTCTGTAAACTCTTCTTTCTCTGCAAGAAAGGTCTTCAGATTATTCTTGATTGCATCAAAGTCTAATGAAGTTGATTTTATTGTTGTTGCCATTTTATCTTAACCTTGAGAGTGTTGTTGTGAACTCAAGTTCTTCTTCTGTGTTCACTACCTTGAATTTAATAGTTACATCTAAACTGTGGTTATCAGGTTGCACATTTACAATTACATCTAATACTTCGGCTCTTGGTTCGAACACTTGTATGTTTTCTATAATACTTCTACGCATAACAGAAGAACGACCCCTGTCTGCCAACTCAAATAACTGCGCTCTTACATTACCACCGAAACGAGGACGAAATGGTTTCTCTAGTAAGTTTGTCATTACTAGTGTCTTTATCGACTGTTTAACAGCTGCACCATCGGTCTTCTTGTAGATTTCTCCACTAGACGGTTTCGCCTTAAATGTAAGGTCGATGTCAGTATACTGTCTCACACGACTGGTCGTTACAGTTGCAGTCTGTAAGTTAGTATCTTCTTGTGCGAATGCTCTTCGTATTGCCATACTTCTATTTATAACCTTTTTTAGTCACTTTCTTTAATTTCTACTAATTCGTCTGCACTCATCAACTCATTATTAAAATAAGTTTCTACCTCACGATCAAAGGTCAAATCAAAAGAAGATGGGACATTAGGAAACTCTAGACCAATCTGTGCTGTCAGACTCTTGTCCACATTGTATGTGTCATAGTCTAGTTTCAAAGTACCATAGTTGATATAATCTTTCCAGTATTCTGCCACATCAAATGTTTTCTCTAGGTCGATGTTACCATCCCTGTCAACAACTTGATAGTATACTAATCTACCGTTACCCTTTTTACCCATTGTCTCATCACCAAGATCACCACTCTTTAGGTCAAAAATACCTTCCGACACAATCAATCTGACATTGTTGAAGTTCTCTGTGTTACCATTGATGATTCTCATCGCCTCTGCCTGTAGATACAGATTACGAGCAGTCTGTAGTCTGGATGATTGACTGACCACATGATTAAATGGTGTTCTATCACCATACGCACCAAGGAACTTTGCAATTGTTATGCCTGGGGCCAGTTTGGTTGCAGAGTTAATCGTACTCTGTAATTCTGGATTGTATACGGGGTCAACTAATACTATCATGGTGTAAACCTCTTTCCTCTATTCTCAATTGCATTACCAATAGGTTCAAATCCGAATCTAGACGATGGGGATTTCTTTGCAGTTCTACCGATGGCAGGAGGAGTCTTTGTTTTGTAATCAGGATTCAGTCTTTCTTCGGAAACAAGAATACCACCCACCTTGTCTCGTGTGCCAGCATTTCTAAATGCAGAACGAATCTCTTGGGTCGTAGGAACTTTATCAAACACATTCTCATAGTCATCGGATAACAGGATTCTATTCTTTAATGTATCACCCGCATCGACCACAACATTCTTGATTGCATACGAACCTGAAGTTGCGTGTGCGACTACGAGAATTGGTGTGATTGGCTCTTCACCTGTAATCGTTGCCTGTGTCTTGGTTGCGGCATCAACACTTGGGTCAGATGCAGCACCCGCTGCTCCCAATGAACCCGCAGTTCCCGCCTTCTGTGCTTGGAATGCAGTCTTCGCTGCATCTGCCACATTCGCATTATAGGAACGAATCGCTTCGTCTGCAATACCTTTAAATGTACCATGAAAGATTGCACCAGACCCTTCGGCAGTTGCACCTTCGTTACCTTGATACACATTACCAGTGAAGTCAACCTTCTTACCACCGATTGCACCCTTCTGTCCCAATACCGATACATACTTCGCACCTGTGATATTGGTGTTCTTGGATGATACCGCAAAGGATTCTTTACCAGACATGAAGATGTTATCCTCAGATGCAACCTCAATCGCACCCTCAACATAGTTGGTCTGGTCAAGTTTAACATATTGGTTATTGTCTGCCAACATGATATCGGTGTGTGTTCCGATAGTCTTGGTTGTCTTGGTTTTCTTGGTGGTGTATTGTGAGTGTCCAGTTACGGTAGTTCTGTGATTGTGTTCAATCGCCTCTACCTTATTACCCGCAACATTTACATTATAGTTACCACCCACATCCACATTGTAATCACCTGTTACTTTCAGATTAAGATTACCATTGTAGATTAGATTTCCGTGTCCCTCAACAATAACAGTCTGATCACCACCCGTGACTTCTACCTTGTTATTGACCGCAGAGATAACAACAGAACCATCTGCTCTCATCTCTACACCCGCACCCTTTCTATGTTTGATGAGGATTCGTTCCCCGCCTGGCGTGTCATCATATTCTACGACATGACCAGATTGAGTTTCGTTTACATCATTGAACGGATATTCGGATGGTCTCTGGGGTGCGATATTCAACGGAACACCAAAGTCACCACCCCCAACATAGAGGTCGTTTATCTTTATTCCACGAGCAGCCTTGTTGATAGAAGAACCATAGTTGTATTCTCGTTTGGGATATTCACCTGTGGGGTCTTGCATCCCGTCATAGGATACACCCAGAGTCTCTTCATTACCCTCACCGAGTTTATCAACTCTTAAATCAAAATTATCTTTTTTAGTTGTCAAGGTTTATCTCCGATGGACTCAATGGTGAACTATTTGCTGGGTCTGTTGTAACATTAGTTTTACGGAATGTAGATTCAACATAGTCAATAACATCAAAGTATGGGTCAAGTTCTACAACATCAATATCATTATGACCAAACACTTGACCACCAGAATATTTACGATAGAATGATCTCAGGAACTTTTCTAGTGTTGTGAACTGTTCACGAGTAAATGATTGAGCAGACCTATGGTCTGTTGGATTATCATCACCTGTTGCAACATTCAATCCACCGACCATTACTATACCGATGGAATAGTTGTCATGATCATTTACTACAGCGTGTTCCCCTTTACGGTTGATTGGTCTACCTCTCTGTAATCTACCGTCTCTTCTAATCACATAATGATAACCAATACCATCATGACCTAATGCGTTATGAATGTTATTTATCTCTATCGCACCAATGTCTTTATTGGTATAAGTTTCGGTTGCATGAACAATTACTTCGGTTATGTCTCTCTTGATACTTGCGAACTCAGCGTCAAGTTCTTCAACAGATGCGATATAGGTGAATATGTCGTTATCACTATTGCGCCCCCTCCACTTCTGATTGTTTGCATCAACAGGAACACCTTCATCAAATAAACTTGCTTCAACAACAACACTTCCACTGATTGTCGTGTCCAATTCACCCAGTTTGGTATCAACAATAGTAATCTCGTTTATCGCCGCCTGACTTTCTTCTTTGGGTACACCAGTCTTATCTGCCTCATTTGCAACCTTATCCGCCAACTTCTGTGGTGTGGTTGCGTTAGTTCTCTGAATAATACCCTTCATTCTGTCAGATACATTAGGAGATTTGGTAGTCAGAGTCTTTACTGCTTTGGTTTTCTCTACGGGATCATCACTTGCAAACTGGGCAAGAATTCTCTGTCTTTCTGTTTCTGTTGTAGAGATACCGCCAGACACAATGTTCTCAAGAAATGCGGCCGCATCTCCTGTCAATCCTTCCGCAAGGTTTTGTAGGACTCCACCTAATCCCTTATCAATTCTTGTGGAGAAGTCATCTACGAAATTTGTTATGTCATCAGCGAATCCATTCACTACAGATGTCACATCATTGAATACACTCTTACCAAGGTCACCAACACTACCGAACTTAGATAGTTCATTCTTGGGGTCGGGTAGTTTTGCGGTCAATCCACCAATACCCGTTGCATCCGATACGGCATCCTTTAAACCTTCTCCAACACTACTGAGACTTGCAACAGGAGTAATCTCTCCAACCACATCATCAATACTAGGAATCTTTAGGTCAGGAAGTGCGGCAGTAATCGCAGATAGTTCATCACCAGATGCGATACTTGAAGTGAATGTAGATATGTCTGACATTGCTTCACCAGAGATAGTCTCTACCTTTTCTACTGCGGATTGAATATCTGTGGGTGCGCCACCACCGACTGCCGCCATTGCAGACTTAGCAGTATCACCACCCGCCTTGGTCATCTCAGGTAATCCCAAAAGAGACGGTAGTGAAGAAGAAGGAGTTGCAGTCCCACTTAGGCCTGGAATTGAGTCGGTGATTTTACCGATACCATCTTTGAGAACTTCGTTTGGAGAAATACCTGCTTCACCGATACTCTTAATACCACCCAGAGTTTCTCCGTCAACCGCACCAATCTTACTGGTAGTTTTTGCAAAAGTCTCTTCTACACTCTTGACCGCAGTGTTAACATACTTAGCATTCTTTTCACTAAGTTTGTTCTTTTCTGATTTTAATACTACATCAAGGTCAGTTTTATTTAATGCCATTATACTATCCTATCCGTCATTCGTCTAGCCTTCAATTCAACTTGTTTGATAAAAGTCTTATCAATTCTACCAAGATAGTATCTACTGAATATCTCACACGCTCCAGTCTTACCCTCAAGTTTATCGGTCTGTAGTAATCTAATGTTTGCACCAGTTTGTGAACCATTTAATTCATATGCAATAAATGCTAGTTGAATCATGAACTGTTGATAATTATTAGAAAAGTTCTGTAAATCTGAATACCTAGTTTTGGAGAAATTCGCTAGACCTTTTGATTGTGGATTAACACCTGTTCGCATACCAGAAGAATAAGATAGACCAGATACAATAGCAATAGACTGTTTTACTGTATATCCCAGATTCAAAAAGAATTGTACTGCGGTCTTTTCCCTAGATTGTTTTACTCTATTATTGATGTTACCAGAGTTATCGTTTTCGATATCTGCATCTTTAGGTTTTACAGCAGCAATAACACTTTCCCATAGACCTTCTGGTTTGTTATCTTCTCCAACATCTTCGAGTGGTTGTTGTAATTGTGTTTGGGTCGGTAGTTCCACATGAGGAATCGAACCAATCACAATAGGTGTCTGTGAGTTGACCCCGTCCATAAACATACCGAATACCAATGCATTGGATTGAATCTTAGGCATTCTACCAACACCAGACACCCCACCTTCTGTGGACGGCAGAACACACTGCGCCCAAGGTAAGTCACTCTGTGGAATTAGTTTGGTAGACGAGGTGTGCAATCCGTGTACACGAATCTTGACTCGTCCCTCAAAACCATATGGTGGTGATGCATCCACAACAGTTGCAATGAACCATCGTGTGTTGTCACCATAATATTCTGATAAGATAGGTTTCATTATCCCTGTCTCTCCAATTTACACAAGTTCATTGATACGATATGTTGTGTTCCTCTAAAGGTGTGACGAGTGTCATAGACGATAAAGTCGCCAGACCTAGTCGCATCTATCAAATCATCTTCACTGCCAGTCTGAGACATTTCGACACTGTCGTTCACAACTTTGATATTTACAATGTCACCAACACTAGCCTTTGACACAATGAATCCCGCACCTTCTACAATAACATTCATCATATTCTTATAGAGATGATTTAGGATGGCAGTATTTTCTATTTTCTTTTTGAACTTGGTCGCATCGAACTCATCATGATAACTCTTGTATCTACCATATGTGCCACTAGAGGTTACAGTATGAAAGGTCTTTGATTCAAAAGTATCCACACGAGATTCGTCTACCTTAAACTCACCATCAAACACATTTTGATTATTACCTATCACTTCTTGTTGTTGTAATTTATTCAAGGTGTTTCGAATGGTGTGGTGTTGTGAAAATATTTGACCCGTATTAATATTTGTGTTAGAATATCTGGATGATACTGCACCCTCTTGTATTAACTTCAAGGTGTTTGCCATCTTGGATGTTTTCAAATCCTTGATGGTAAATGTCTTTTCGAGTTCTGTTTGAGTTTCGGCTTCTGCAATATTTGCTGGATTGAAAGTGTAGGGTAACCTTGAATTAAATGCTTTTTGTGATAACATGGAATCCAGATTACCTAGACGAAGATTGTTATCGTGCATCGATGCATAAACGAAGAATGGTGAACCAGTTATGGTAGTCGCTCTTTTGGTCAACCATCTGACCGCCTCAATCGGATGTAAATTGGGAATAATACCTTTTATGTTAGTCTGCACTGGGGCAATCTTCTTACCATCACCAACAAACAAATACGAAAGATCGATATCCATATTCATTTCGGTTGCAAGAAGTTTGGTCAGAATATCATCGATACTTCCGTTAAAGGATTTACTAATCTTTTTCAATTCACTCAGAAAGGCGTGTTCGTCTAATAGTGTAAACACATACACACTAGATTTACCATTGTCGTTTGACTTGACAGACCGTTCAATACCTGTCATAATAAAGGTTCGTTCAAATACTGTATCTAAATCATTGTCAACCGATGCCATCTTGACACGGAATCGTTCTGTTCCTTGAAAGTCCATCTTGTCAAAGAGCGCCTTGTCATCAAGGATAACAACCGTACCAGTAAGATACGGTTTATCTAAAGATTCGTAGATGTTTAGTTCACTTACGGATGTTCGGACATCAAAAAAGTTACCACCGAATCCACCGATACGGTCAGCAGTGATTGACGCTTCCGTAATCTTGAACTGTTGAGATTGTGTAGGCATTAACTTACCTGTCTATGGAAGTTATTGAATTCACTTACAACCTTATCAACCACATCTGGTTTCAGAACATTAATTTCTTTCAACTCATCATTTCGTTGTTCGAGTCTGTTTCTATATGTGATTGGTGTCCAACTGGACGATGGATTTGCAAAATCATACAATGTTAGGTCTTGCCATACACCGTCTGCATCTTCATAGTGGTGAACCGCATTGTACTGTTCGGATTCTTTCACCAGTACTGCAATGTAAGTCGCACCTTCCTCAGAGATATATGAGATCGTTTCGGTATCTCCAAAGTTTTCTAGGTTAGGACTTTTACCGTAATTGTCGCCAGGCGTCAATGATGTATCAATAATCAACTGACCAAAGTCTAGATTTCTTTTTACAATCTTTCCTACTGTGCCACTGGTCTGACCAGTAACAATTGTACCAACAGGGAATGTATTAGATATATCCGCATTAGTAGTGACTATTCTATGAGGATACTTCAACTTCGCTTGATTGAGTAGGTCAGATGTTGCAACAGGCCAACCAGAAATACGCAAGTGGTCATTCATCAAAAAGAATGTCCAATAGTAATCTGTCGTGCCATATAGTTTGTATGATAGAGTGTCTGGTCGGTCATCTGATACGATTGTATACTTGTTATAAAAAGAAATGTTATCCTTCAGACCATCAATGATATCCACATACTGTGTGAGATTATCAAATAGGACTGGACTCTCGTTATCACCAAAGTTATAACCGACAAGACCAAAGTTTTTAAAATATTTTGTGGTCATTAGAATCCATCCTCTTCAACATCTTTTCTGTTGAGTGTTCTACTTTCTTGGAATGCCAATGTCATTTCAATCTCTTGGAAGTTACCGTCACTGTGCATGGACATTGCAGTGTTGTTATATGTTACACTCACATCTCTTAGATAACAGGGTTTGATTCTGGTCGCAACTTCCTCACCATCATATTCAACATTGATTTGAAACTTGTTGGGGAATCTGTAACCAATAGAAATTTCACTACCACCAACCCCAAGATTAATATTTTCGGGATATAGTTCTGTTCGGAATAGTTTTATGATTTCTTTAATCTCTTCTGCTTCTGCGGAAGATGTCGCAATGAACTTAAATGCAAATGAGAACTCACGGAGTCCAACAGACTTGAACAATACACGAGTATTTGGGTTTGTGGTTACACCAGCGGCAGACCTAAACGCACCAGACACCTCATCTGGTAACGCACTTGTAAGTTTTACTGCGGCCAGTTTCGCAACATCTTTATTGGCTGCACCACCGAGACCCGCACTGAGTGTTGACTTGAAGTTGTCTACCATAGCGGAGACTGCACCACTACCAGACTTCAGACCCGCTTCTGCTGCACTACCCATGCCACCCAAGTCCATATTGTCGTATGCAACATTGTCACGATACTGGAGACCGACAGGTAGATAAAGGGAAACTCGTCTTCCTGTATCAATCAAAGGTCTATCTTTGATGATAGGAAGATTGTTCAATCCTCTGTGTTGTTGTTTTGCCTTTGCAACTTCTTCGGGATTCTCTGATCCAATTGCCCCCTTTATATCCTCACCAACAGATGCAGTGAACTTCGCAGCTGCATCCGCAACATTACCTAGATCAGTTTCGGGTTCTTCCATAACATTGAATACCAATCTACCCTTATATTCATCTGGATTGTTGAGTGGATACTCAAGGTCTTTGAGTTTTAACCCCTCTATTATACCTTGAACAGTATTTGGTTCTGCCATTTTATTTTTCCGATAAATAAGTTAGAAATCATTTATCTTTATTTATAAGGTTTTTATGGCATATTCGGGAAGATACAGAGTAAAAAATCCTAA